ATGTCTTCGGCTACCTTGATCTTCCACTTATAGGTACGCTCTGCTTCGGTAAGGTAATGTTTGTATGATTTCATATCCTGGGTTCCTGTTAGGTATTTAGCCTTGTTTGTTCTTTTTTACTTCTGCTAAAACACTCTGTAACAGAGTATTTCTGTCTATGACTGTGGCTTTTCCTTCGATTTCTGGCGTGTCTTGGGGCACTTCTAGATTATTTTTTCTATCCAAGGCTTGCTGTGCCTGATCCAATTTGGCTTTGCTTAATTGTAGTTGGACCATTCTGAGTTTCTTGTCTAGTTTGGCCGTTTTGGCTGTAATGGCATGTCCTAGTAATTGTCCCGCAGTCTGAAAGATAACCCCGCTAAATCTGGGTTCTACATTCATGCCCAGATCCATGAGGTCATTAAACTTATCCTTGGCCAGATCACTCAGACTGTCTAGTTCGGTATCGCTGGTGTCTAGGTCATTTACCTGTGGCAGAGCTAGGTCAATTTTCTCCAAGAGGTTGTCAGTCTCTCTGAGAGTTACCAACTGTTCGGTATCAAATACTTCTGAGTTTTGTGGTTCAGTCTGATCCAGAGGAGGTAGATTAAGGAGTTCTTCGAGTTTTTTCATAGTACTATTTACCGTTTGGCACCATGAAACAAATCATTTTCTGTAATAATTCTGAAATGCAGTCCCTGAGCTTTGCAATAGGCTCCACAGGCCTGCCACTTGGCATGATTGCGCACTACCATGGCTCTGTCTCGGGCACTACGACCAGCTCGTTCCAGAGTGACTTCCTTCATGGGTTTTACTTCTATGATCTCGGCATGTTTCTGACCGGAACGATCTATGTAGACTATCATAAAGTCTGGTACATAGATCTTATTCTGACCTGTGAGTGGATCCTGATAGGGCACATAGATAGCTTCGGATGCCCAGGCTATGATACTGGGATTGTTGTCAAAGAATCTCATGCAGTTGAATTCCCAACTACTTCTATAGGTTGGTGTTTTCTTGCCTATGTACTTTTCAGGGAATTTGGGTCTGAACTTACCCTGTGCATACTTTGCCATGTTAGGGTAGTATGCAACGGCTCACATAGGTACCAGTGTTAGTGGTTTCACTCTTGTAACCAATGTAACTGGAATTTTTACGGTTAAGATTTAAAACTGTAACCATGTACTTGTTGATATCGTCCAGGTTCATCTTACTGAACTTATCCAACAGTCCTTTGAAATCTATTTCCTGTTCCAGGGTAGCTGAGATCAAAGCTGTGGCTATGGTCTCAGCCGCAGCTCTGTCCTTGGTTTGTTTCTGAAACAAAGCCACAGCAGCATCGTAAAGATTTACATCTATGTTGCGTCTGGTCTGGAAGTAGTTATTGAAGTAATCTGCTGTTAGTCCAGGATCTTTGGCTGGTAGGTTGGTATATCTGGGTTTAAAATCTGCCATGATTAGGGTCCTAGACTTTCTCCGTTGCTATTAACATAGCCCGGTGGTATCTGTGGTCCTGAGTTAGTCTGAGCTGTGGCTTTGTTGTACAAGGATTTGGCTGTATTAGCCAAACTCTGAGCTGTATTGACCACTGGGAAACTAAATTGTCCACCTGAGGCACCACGAATAGCACTATTAATGGTTTGTTGTACCTCGGCCTGTGCTGCTTTCTTAATGTCAAAGTTTTTAAAGTTTTGTCCTGCTCTGAGAGCCAGGAAGCCAGCCTTGAGGTAGTCGCCCTGACCTATGGCATCGCCTATGGAATTGGCACTGTCTAACAGACCACCAGGACCAGTAATACTCTTGGTACCACCGCCCAGAGGACTCAGTGGGCTAGGTTGTTTGTCATATCTAGTAGTAGCAAATCCTTTGACCTGACCGGCCTTGACATAGCCATCGCTATAGTTAACTGCCTGGTAGTTTACTCTAAGACTGTGTTCCATGAGTCCTGTGCCCTGACTAACTTCATGACGACCATGGTCCCAGCTTTCAATCTTTGGGTTCATTAGTTCATACAGACTGTACTTGCCCTGATTAAGACTGTAGATCTTAATGCTTATAAAAAAGTCTTCGGCATTGGGAGCCTGAGGTGTAAAGCCCCAACGATCTGTAGTTCTGGTGTCGGAATACTTTAGATTCCTAAATGCACCGGATTGGTTACCCACAGTATTACCGCCGCCATAGTCTGAATCTCTGTAGTAGTACTTTAGATAGCATCTCCAAAGATCTCGAACTACATTAGCACCATCGTCATGCATGACTATGTTTATGGCTTCGTACTGTAGACTGGTCTGAACATAATCCTTTTTGTTATAGGCATTGTACTTTTTTGTTTCTACTCTGAACTTAGGTAAGTCTATGTTCTTGACTAGTATACCAGCTTCAACTTTTTTAAGAGTAGCAGGTTGTAGCATGTTACTGGCCATGGGACTTAGTTCAAAGAATACATGAAACAGGAACTGTTGTTTGGGTGCTAGTTCATAGTTATTGTCAACAAAGACTTTACTGGCGTGACGGTAATCCCTCACGCTTTCGTGTTGTCCCAGACCTTTAAGTATACTATTTAGACCAGCCATATCTTTATTTATCTATGAAAAAACCCTTAGTTTCTTAGGGCAAAAAACCCGAGTTTAAGCTCGGGTTTGTTGTTGGGTTTTTAGTTAATAGATTAACCAGTTACTACTGTACCTAAACCACGGGTAACTGCTGCACCAACACCTGAACCATCGGGTGTTTGTACTGCGTTATCGTACTTAATGGTCAGTGATATAGTTACTGGATCATTGGTTGCATAGTTAACTGTCTGATAGTCTGCAGAACTTAGTAGACAACCATAGAGTTCCCAGGTTTCTAATACTGTGGGTGCGCTTGCTCCGTTACCACCGTCTAGCATTTCTAGTCTGGTAATAAACTTGTAATCAATACCAGAGCTAGCACTTGCTTGCTCAGCAAAATCGAATTGTTTCTGTAGTTGTTCGCCAACTAAACGGCTTACATTGCCACCTGCATCGTCTCTGAGAGTACAAGTAACATCGGCCCAGTCTGGCTTACCAATTAGTTTGACTTTGCTGTTGTAGGTATCAATAACGATGTCACCAAAACTTACGCTAGGACGCTTAAAGTCAACCACTTGCTTGGTAAGTTCTGTTCTGGGGGTACTTACACCAAAGTTTTCAAAACTAACTCTGAAACGGTATTGCAGTTTGGGCATGAGCATACCCTGAGCGCTGGCACTCTGGCCACTGGCTAGGGGTACTGTGAATCTTGTTAAACTTGCTACTGCCATAATTTCTACTCCTATTTGTAGTATTTACTCTGTATTACTTAAACTTGCACTCTGAATTTCTTAAAAATTAACTACACAGTTTAAAACAGGGGCTCTAAGCCCCTGTTCTTAGCCTGCTGCTATGCCACCAGTGTTCTTGATACGAACTGGAATGTAGATGAATTCTACAGCCTTGACTGGTTCAATAGCTACATCAATATAAAGCTCGTTAGCATCTATACGGCTTGGTGTGTTATTGGTGTCATCGCAAACCACTAGATAGTCGTAAAGACCGCGTTTAGCTACTAGGTCATTCATTAGACTTTCTACAACCTGCTTGGCTTCATCACGGGTAATCTTGTCATTGGGTTCAAACAAGAATGGACGAACAATTAGTTGTAGTCTTTCTCTGATGTAGGCCACTAATCTAGCAACATTGATACGATCCAATGCGCTGGCATAGGGGTTCAGAGTCTTCTGACCAAAGTTTACCAATCCAACACCAGGGAACTGAGTAATGGGGTTAATCTTGTTCTCGTACAGTGTGTCTCTGAGACTTTCGGTTAATCCAACACTAACTAGTTCACCGTTCTGATCCAGGTAACCCACTCTGGTTGCATTGTCAATCAAACCACGACGCAGACCAGCTGGAGCGAACCAGGGGAAAGCAACATCATCATTACGGATCAGAGTTCTTAGAGCCATGTGACTTGCTGGAACCATGACCTCTGCGTTACCAGTTGTAAATGGATTGTTGGTAATACCGCTGGGGTAGAACACGCCCATGTATGGATCAGCAGTAGTAATGCTATCAACATCGTTACCATCAGCCCAGTTTAGAATAGCTGTACCTGTGGGTGCTAGTCTATAGGGTGTATCAGCAATAATGAAAGCTGTGTTACGACGATCATTGTTTAGGGCAACCATGTTAGCACTAACTTCGGGATAACCAGGAGCACAAATTAGATTGAACTGACGCTGTTCTTCTCTGATCTGAGTATTGGTATCTATGGCGCTAGCAATAGCACTACTAATGATCACTCTGGGTGCATGACGGCCCATGTATGGGCTACCATCGTTACGGTTACCCGAGGCGTTTCTCCAGGTTGCGCTTACTGCTGGCAATGGATCAACATCAGGATAGTCGTTAGCATTCCAGGCATCGCTCATGAACATCTTAACATTGTAACCTGAACGACGGGTGTTCCAGAGCAACATACCCTTGGGATACAGAGCTGGATCTGGTGCATCAGGATCTAGATAACTGCTTTGTAGCAGATCTGAGATCATGGGTTTGTCATCGGTTACAGGGTTGGTTGTACCGTCAGTGTCCCAACGAGCATCAGCAAATATAATACC